TGTCTTGCACAAATTCTTCTGCCATAATAACACCTATTTAAAAGAGTAACCGAGCCAAAACATCATTATCATTAATCAATACATAAGAGTCGTCATCCTTCCCGCTCATAGAGACACCAGCATATCGAGAGTAACTAATCTTATCGCCAACTTCTGCCCAGGCAACTCCGTCATCAAGGTCTTTCCAGGCAGTAGGTCCAATGGCAATCAAGGTTCCGACTGTTGCTGCTTGCTGTTCTTTTTCCAGAGTTGTTTGTGGCAAATAGATTCCGCCCTTAGTCTTTTCTTCAACCTTCTCAGGAAGTACCAACAAATGTCCGCCAGTCGGTAAGATGCCAGATTGATTAATATCACTAATGTGTTCTGTGCTCATAATTATTACCCTTTTAAATAATTGTTATTCTTTCTCAAGATCTTGCTATAGAAGCATTAGCCCACATTATAGCTTCTTCAAGTTTTGTCATTGCTAAAGACTTATCTCTTGAATTAGGACATAACTCATCAATTAAATATGCAAGTTCTTTTCCCTTAGCTCTCAACGCTAGATACTTATCATTTTGACCATTTTTTGGCGCATGATACTTAAAATTATTTTCTATTACTTCATTCATACGACTCTCCTTTTAAGTTACTCTTCTTAGTAACCGCTTATCTCATCAACTTCGTTATCTACAAAACCACCTTCAAAAGAAATATTGAGAAGCTGATCCAGACCGTTTATTTGGCCAACTGCTCTGTTAGTAAATCCATGTGTTGCCTGTGCATCTGGACCTATACTATTTCCATTAGCAAGCTGATCAACTATGGATTGTCTAGTCTTTTTAATCTCAGCAAAGAGCTCTTTTGTTACTGGATGGTTTTTCCACTCTTGGAATTGTTCACTAGTTAGCATCGTAATATCCTCAATTCTGATTAGCTTTCTCCAATTCTTTCTTTCGCTTATTCGCTGCAGTTGTTACATTCCCAGCATAAAAAACATTCTTGTCTGAATTATCATTCTTATTTTTACCCAAACCAAGTGCACGTAAAAAAGAAAATGTGCCTTTCTTCTTTTTTTCTAATTCATCCATATTATCTCCTTAACTATATTCACGTTTCACAGTACTTTCTTTTAATCCATCAGGTGCTTTGCCTAAACTTTGCTGACTTCTTCCAAGCTCAAGCTGCCCCGATATTTGCTTATCCTTAAGAGCTAAATCTATAGCATCATTGTCCATGTCTGCAATTGTCTTTTCTTGCTCGAGTTGTTTGCCTGGAATTTCTGTCATGATCTGCTGAGTTTCTGCATTCAACTTTGCAACTTTTGCACTCAGCTCTGCAATCTCAGCCTGGAGTTTCTGCATCGCTAGTTGTTCAGTCGGATCAGGCTGATCTTCAGCCGGAAAGAATCTCTCAACATCTTCGATATCAAGAGCAAGTAAGTATTGCCGCAAGATTTCCTGATCATTAAGTCCTTGCCCTCTCAACTCTAGCATGGCCTTTGCCTTGAGAAGCCGCTGCATCATTGTGGTGCTGTTCGGATCACTAACCGGCACAACATCAAAGTCTGCACTAGAGAAGTCAGCCTGAACAATTGCGTTACTATCATCAAGAACAGCCTTATAAGTCATCTGATCTAGATAAAGAGCATTCAGCCTCCGTAACTTTATGAACTCTTTATACTGGCTACGATAAAGTCTCTTATGGATGGCACTGTAGACTTGCAAGCCTTGTTCGATCAATGCAAGAACAGATTCAGCCGGAACATTCGCGCCTGGAGAATTACCTGCAAGAATCTCTGTCATGCCGGCAAGTTCTTTACCACTCTCGATTAGCAATCCAAGCAACTGGAAGAGAACATTACTTGGTTCACGTACTGGCATGGGGAAGATGTTCTTTCGCAGATCGTCGCCAGTAGCATCGACAGGTTTCCACTCGCCAGACTTGACCTGGATTGATTTGCCCCTACCGAGTTTAAGTCCTCTCCCCAGGAAACCACTTTGACGATTTGATAATGTCCCAGCATCGAGAAGCTGATTAATAACTGTGTTTATGGCTGAGTTGCTGCTCATCAAAAGTGAGCCAAAACCCATACCATAGAACCCGCCGTCAATCGCAGGCATGAAAATAAAGCGAGTAAAGTATTGCTCTGGAATGATCTTAACAATCGGTCCATTCGGATCAACTACTCCGCTCTCATCAGACTTGCGAATAATTCCATCTGTGGCAAACCGAGGCGAGATGCGAACTAACTTCTGTGATTGATCATGGACAGTTACTACATACGGCTCTTGATAACCATCACCATCTAGGTCGTACCAACGATGTTGCTCAAGAAACAAATGTGGAGTATCTTCATCTACATCGGCAGTCTTATCACTGGTTGCCTGCCCAAGCTCTGCTACATCAAACTTGATAAAAATCCCAGAGTTGATGCGTTCAACAATTTCGTTATGGTACAAATAAATTCTGTGCGTAACTCGTGGAGCCCGTTCAAGCGACTCTGCAAAGTAATTTACAACCAAATCATCAGCGAAGACTATCTGAGATACAGACTTTCGTTCAATTGCATCAAAGTAACTCTTTTTGAATACACAACCGATTGCAGGCAATGTAAAAAGTAGTTGATCAACTCCTTCTTCCCAATCTTCCATTAGGGACAGAAGCTGGAAAGACATAAACTGAGAAATTCGCTGCGCTTTGTCAAACTTAACGTTGTCAGGATCAGTTCCTATTACCTTACCTTTGACAACTTCATTTCCTTTAATGAGTTCTGGATATGCTCTGGCAGCAAACTGTATGCAGGCATTAATGATTAATGGGTACTTAACATTCGCTACAACTTCGCCAGCGTAGACTTTCTTCTTTACGAGCAGCTTTGCCAGGTCGATGATTTGCACATTGAGAGCTTCCCATTCAGTGCGGCTAGCCAGATCGAGCTTATATCCTTCCAGGACTTTGGTAGTTATATCTGCTAAGATTTCCTTATTTTGTTTATCAGCAAGGTTAGTGATGAGAACAACTGCTTCAGCACGAAGGGCTTCTTTCTCGACAAGAGCAGTCGTGACAGGATCAACTTGGATTGGAGCAATAATGTCTTCAATGGGTTCTTCAGTTGCCCAAAATGGAACTTGACCACTTAGGCTTGCCTGTTCAGTATCCGGAAGATTTGTGCCGGTGTTCAAGGTTGAGTTGGTGCGTGTAGGCAGCTTCGCTGCTTGGCCAGCTATAATTGCATTCGCCATCGGAGTCGCTGGATTGCCTGGATCAACAAGTTCCTCTACAGGAAATTCAAAACCATTATTAGCCATTATTAATTTCCCGTAGGTTTGTATATAAAGATATCAAGTAAAAGAATGTAAAGTGTAATGGTGTCAAGTGTAGGCGACTTCGTCGCTTGCAGTACCTTAACTACTTAAGTTATTAATAACCAGTGACTAGACTTGCTTCCTGGTGATTGTAAAGTTCTGATTCTTCCCATGCCTGAAATTCCCAGTAAGGTTTCGCGATTGCTCGCTTAAGTCCAGACATAATCAGATATCGAGTACAGTCCATGAGGTGATCGCGGTCTTTAACAATCTGGCCGTTTTCATCCCGGCGATAAATCCGAAACTCACTAAACCAATTAACCAGCGAACCAAATACTTTCAGCCTGTTAGTACTAAGCATTTGCCATACAGCATATAAGCCGGCCTCTACTGATTTGTTGGCGTTCTCAAGGTCTAAGCCTAAACCAAAGTATTGTTCAAAAAGTTGCTTACCGTCATCTTGCGAACGTCCATGTGCAGCTGAATCAACTACGCCTGGAATCCAATTTCCCCGAGCCTTGATGGCATCCGCATGGATGAGTGGCAACTGTTGGCCCTGATAATATTCGCTATAGAGATAAGTTATGTTGCTGGTCGGGTCTGTAGCTGCCCAAACAGTTGCAGTCTTCTTCCAGCCAACATCCAACGCATAGCAACGGAGCCAATGGTCGGGAATAGCAAAGTCAGCTACAGTAATGTTAGATTCGAGGATTGGATAAATTGCACCAGATCCTAACTGCGGAACACCCTTCGATCTGGCATCTCGTTGATGAGGTGGAAGAGCTGCCCAGAGTTTGTCTTTCTGTTCTTTGGTGAGATGTGGTGCATCATCCCATGTTGCCTGGATTAGAAACTTACTACCTTCTTGATTGTCTTCTATTTTGCCGTTTGGCATGAACTGAAGAACAGTATCAGTTAGGCCTTCAAGTGGAGTAAAGGTTAGCATAATCAGACCATTTGTCGTCATGGTCCTGGTAATACATTCAGTATAGATAGGAAGTGGACATTCTTCATCCAGCCAGATTAAGTCTTGCTCGGTACCTTCAAAAGACTTACGACCTTCAGCATAAGACTTGATCTTAATCCGAGATATGCCACCAGAGATATGCTTGACCAAGATCATGTCGATGGCATTAGCAACTCCGCCAGCCTTCGGGCTAGTTTTAATGATGTACTTTTCTGGTATGAGTCCAGTACCATACTCTTCGGGATTACCGATCAGTTTATACTGAACGATATCTCTGGCAGTTGTACTGGTAGTCCCGCATGCCCAAATAGAAACTGGTTTGGTGAAACGCTTGCCAGTCCACCAAGCAGGATACCTGCCTGTTGCGTGAAGAGTTGTTTCATACGCTCCTATGCCTTCAGAGTTATGAGTAACAATTCCATGCTCAATAACAAATAAATGTTCTGGATGATCAACTTCAATACAAGTACACTCAAAATCTTCACTCGGAACAATATCAAGAATAGAACAATTTTCAGATATTTTAGTGCCCGTAAGTATATGCGCTAATGGTAAATGCATCCCCTCATTATCTAACGGCCAATAAGGAATTATTATTTGAAAGCCTTCTTGGATTAACGATATTAATTTTTGTGTATTATCTATTTGCCAATGATCTGTAGGAGTTTTCTTATATTTCCAGAGATGGTCAGCACAGCAAATAATTGACTTTCCAATAGAAAATTTAATTTCAAATGTTGGTTTAATTCCTTGAGGATAAATGGCTTTAACTGGAGCTATATCAGAATTATTAACAATTAAAGAATCACCAAGAGTAATGTCTTCAATCTTTTTCCAGCCATAAGGAGTAGCTACTTTAGTTCCATGTTTGAGGGCTTTGCCTATGCGGTTTGCAGCCATAATGCAACGCTCAGAAAAGTCTGCGCCGGCTGCGAAGAATTGCATGTGCTTAGGATAGCAATCTCGACTTAGCGGACCATCATCTGGATAGTACTGGGTAATCTTATTTTGCTTGATCCGGATGTTCTTGGCTTGCAATAGTTTTAAATATTGCTCTTTGCGGTCTCTATCAAGGTGGGAAAGATCCATCATTATGACCTTTTAATATTATGAAAGGGATCAAATGATAGGTCTTCTAAAATTGAGGTGTCTTCCATCAGGAGGGGTTCTTCAAAATCTTCGTCAGGAATAAATAGGCCAGCTTGTTCTTCAGTACAGAATAAATCTTCCAGAGATAAATCATCCTCGTTAGCGGGCATCGTGACAACAGCATGATCTGAAGCAAGAGGAATGGTCGTAAATGATAAGTTTTGTCGTAAGGACTTTTTAATCTCTGGAAGATTTTTACCACCAGTTCGGTTGATTGCTTCTTCGATTGCTGCTATTTCAGCATCGAGTTCTTCATCAGTTTTGGTTTGCAGCGTCATGTCAATGTTCAAGCGATCTGGAGCCTTATAACCATTGCGATCGAGAACATCTTTGGCGGCATTGAACTGGACTGCGGCTGGTACAGCTTTGCGGGAATTCTTGTCGAGCAAGTGCTCAAATGTTGCGAGTGCTTCTTTGTTGAGACTTACTAACTTTTTGCGAACATCCAAAGTTGCTTCGTGAGCCCTGTCTTGAAGGCCATTTAAGTAGGCTTGCCCTAGAGGTGAGCGAAGGATTGTAGATACGGATGATTGTGCCATGCCAAGACGCTCAGCAATTTCCTGATTTTTGTAGCCGTTAAAGGCCATCTGGATAATGTTGCGATGCTGAGATTTTAACTCTTTGAGCATGGTTGGCAGCTTTACAGGTGAAATAGATTAAATGGAAGTTGTGACCCTTTTGGAATTGTCCTATAATAATGTGACATATTATGGTGGAAAGTGCAACATTAAAATGCATAAGGACTTAATTTTCCTGCTTTTTCCATAATGCCGGCAATCATATGGCGACCTCTCTAATATATGATGGCTGCCTGTTTTAATAAAGCAATCAAGTTTCTAAGTATCCAAGTTGAAAGGCTGCTAAGTTATAATTGTTCCCGATTAGTTGCTATGCCGACTGGATGTTCACAAATGAACACTGAAGGGAATGGTGACGATTGACGGCATTATGAAATTACTTGACTGATTAACTGGTGAAATGTTTGCAAGTTTGAAGTAGTGACTTTTGACGGCAATGTGAAGGTGCTTGTATCCGCAAATTATATGAGAAACCCTAATCCACTACAGGAGGATCGAGGCATCCACACACGGGCAGGTTACACGCGAGAAGAATTGTTCCCTCCGCTACGAGGACAAACGGTAAGCAGATATAGATTATGAGTAGATAATCCTGGCAAACTGTGGAACAATCCAACATGGGAAACATTTCAACATGATGGTCCAGGCAGACTGGCGAGCATCATACAAACGGTGATGCAAAATAACTCTTGACAGCCTGAACATGGAGAAGTATTGTAATTGGGAAAGGACAAGCAAGTAGAAAAGAAAGAATGGTGGAAAATAAATCTTGACAAGGCTTGAAACAGGATATACATTGGAGATATTAAGAGGCAGATAGTTAATAAGATGAACAACCGGGAAAGTTAGAAACAACCTTAACTATGGAGAATATTATGAAACATAAAGATTTAGTAGGAATTGAAATCAGGCCATTAGAAGATAGTATTGAAGTTACCATAACTATGAGTGACGGAACAAATAAGACATTCGACATATCTAATATGTCAAAAGGAATTGAGTTTTGGCAGGATGGCGGATTATGGAAAAAGATTGAGAACGGAGAAATTGATACAATTTAATTCTTGACAATCCTTTCCACAGTTGATATACAGTAAGTAACAGGCTGGAAATGGTTCTGGCCACTCGCAAGTAAACCCATCATAAAGGAGTTTTATCATGGCACAGTCAATCTTCGTAACATTAGATACCCTCAAGACGGAAACTTCAGTCCCGGTAGTTGGAACAATGGTAAGCCACACTTTGCCCAGGTCAATCTTTCCGACCTCTGAACAGTTTGCAGATGAACAGAAGTTGGTAGATTGGGCAAAGGAAAGCGGTTGCCTGCATGCTTGTTTGCAGAAAGGTATACAAGCAAAGTTGATTGATGCCAGAGCAACCTTTAAAGCTACAAAGAAAGGTGCAGAATGGTCGCAGGCATTAGGTCAAGAGAACGTGGACAAGATGAAATGGGAAGCTGCTGAACGTCCGGCAAGTGCAAAAAGTGACGAGCAGAAAGCCATTGAGGCCATGTCCAAATTGACGCCGGAACAACTTGCGGCAATTATCGCAGGTATGCAAGTAAATAATTAGCAACCATCTAACCTCGGGCATAGTCCTTGCGATTGTGCCCGAGCATTGAGGTATAGCCATGCAATATTCAAAACGCTTCCTGGCATTCTTTAATCGCAAATCTGCCCCTTATCTGCCTGAATGGGTTATTGAAGCATGGTATGTGCAATTTAATGAAGTTGACTTCCACCTGGTGAAAGCATCATGAAAATTTCCAAACTCTCAAAGGATGTAACCTACGGAATTACGTTTGCCAAGGCAATTAAGCTAACATCAGATCGTGAAGAAATGAAAGTTGTACGGTGCATATTATGCCAGGATTGCCACAATGTTTCTCGTGTCTTGAAATATCTTGGATTAATGCCTGAACGCTACAACAAGGCTATTCAGACTGGCATCTGCATTGAGCTATCACGATAATAAAAAGCCTAACAACCTGTTATCAGTCTAGCCCGATTAGGTTCATGTAACCTTTTCAGGCTTTTCTTATTGCTAATGCCTAACAAACTGAATAATGCCTAACAGACTGAACTAAGTAATTAGTGATTAAGAGATGGTTGTATGGGCGTTCGATAGTGAACAGGGTTTACATAGTTTACAGGGTTTACATAGTTTGCTCAGGCCAGGGATGAATAGTACCACAGAGTAGTACCCCAGAGTAGGATATTCATAAAAGCCCTACAATGCCCCGGAAAAGCAGTCTGCTCAATATAGATACCTACATAGCCCTAACACCATAAAAGCCCTCTATGGCCCTTTCTGGTCCATTCTAGGTCATACCTACCCATCATAAGGAATCAAGCAATAAGCAATTGCATAGTTTACAGGGTAGACAAAAGGTAGACACAATAGACAAAAGGTAGACACGGGTAAACATAGGAATACACGAGAGTAACCACAGGTAAACACAAGTAAACAAGTAGGCATGTAAACAGAATAAATCTAATGATAACAGATAGTTAGCTTGTTTGCAGGTTTGCAAAGAGTAGACAAGGAGTAAACTTGTAAACGGCAATAATATCAGAGAGTTACGCCTGATTACCTAGGTATGCAAGTAAACCCCACTCCCGTCACATGAGAGGGAGAGGGGGTGTCTATTTTAGTATTTAATTTTTTTATTAAATAGATGTACTTAAAGGGGTAAACAGAGAGGGGGGGGGGAGGTTTACTTGTACACTCCTGTAAACACGATAATCTTCAACAATATCAACCATTTACACTGTCTACCCCTTGTTTACCTTTTGCAAACCCTGCCCACCTGCAAACCCTAATTCCCCCAACAATATCAACCACTTACTCGGCTTCGCCGGACGTTTGCCAACCCTGTAAACACAAAGAAAACACTTGCAAACCCTTAGCAAACCATGTATACTACCTGCTAACACCCGGTAAACCATGCAAACAGGCAAACCGGCAAACCCTACACCGTAGCACTTGACAACCTCGGCTACGCCGAACAACCTCACAAGGAGCAACCACCATGTCAAACCCTACCGTAAGTTTTCGCATCTCCGATTATCATCTTGCCAGAGGACTAAGAGCCGTTCGTCATCTTGAGCCTGATTGGAAACTTACCACTCCAGCCGAACTTATAAGAACAATCTTTTATGAGTTTATCGCAAAATCAGAATTCAGCAACAATAATCCACATAGCGTCACTCCTGAGCTACTCCAAGAGATTGCCATGGCAAGAATGGGAATGATCAAACAACCAGCGCAAAATAAAAACCTTGCTCCACTACCTCAACTTGGACAAGCCAACAAACCAGCCTGGCAAATTCAAAGAGAACTTGAAGATGAAAAGCTATTCAACATTCTAAAGCAAGAATCTCAATCAAGACAAACAGCACAACATAGAGAGATATCAAATAAAGAACTAGAGGATCAAATTAGTTTAGCCTTCCAAACATCTAAACCACTCCCCAAACCGTCAGAATTTCATGATCCAAACATCACTGAATCAGAAATATCAACATTAACTGATTTCAGCCCGCCGAAAGATTGGATAGATAGCGAGGAATAAACACATCTAATGAACGGGCATAACGTGGTGGAATTACACGGTTTTTTCCGTTATGCCCGCTTAGCCACCACAACGGCCACCACGCTACGTTTCCCGCCGACCATGCAACCGTACCAACCCGGACGCTACGGCCTGTCACGGCCATCCTACGCCCTTCTAGCGCCTATTCCGGCCGTCCACCATACTATATACACACCACCGACTAACTACCACAACGTAGCACACACCAACACCGTAAACCGCCTACGTGTTTTTCCGTTGACAAACCCACTTGTATACGGTACAATAACACAAGATATACCTATACCTTTTCACCATGCAGTTAAATTTAACTTTATAGGAGTTAAACAAAATGAACCAACTAACCGAGAATGAAATTTTAACAGTGTTAAAAAAGCCATAGAGGAAATCAAAGCAATTGCAAGCACTCTTCCAACAGACCAAGCACGCGAAACAGTAGTGTTATTTTTATTTTCGATAGGCTTCACAGCAGAACAAGCTCAGCAGATTATCAACAACGATACAGTTTTGAAAAATATCTTTACAAATTAATCCTGGAGTTAGTTAATTATGACACTCTGCACTTTTTGCCAACAACAAACTAATTATATCTATCGCGATACTCGCAGACCAATTAATGATAATAAATCACTTATAAGCTGTTGCAAGCCATGTGCATCAGATAAATTATATCTTATTTATCAGATTAAAATCAAAGCAAAAAATATTCAAAGCAAACGAAAATCTATTTTTTTAGTCTAACCAATCAAACTTATAACTCAATACAAGGAAAACCTCAGGACAAAATTGACTATCTAAAGCGACTGCCTAATCATAACGTCTGGGTAATAGCCAGAGAAGATTATTAATATCATGGAGAATATTATGGAAACTAAATGTGCATGGAACATGACAGGAAATAAGGAAAGAATTGAACGGGAATTTGGGATTGACTTTAAAGGCCCAGGTTTTTACCTTTCCAATACTGACACTCTCTTAATTATACCATTAAACACGTACATAGGGAAAACCTGGCATCAAACACAACCTAAAGGCACACAATATTATGTAGAAGTATGGAACACCGATTTTTACAACACGATTTATGCTGTAATTCCTACTGCACCTGTTAGAGTAGATGATCGAGAGTAACTTATGAACACAACCTTCTATTATGCCCTTATCCCAAGTGAGCTGTTCCACCTACAAGAGCAGTGCACAATTTGGTTGCCTGAAACCCAGCCACTTGACCAAGCAATCTGGAATCCTAGCCAGATCATTGCAACCTGCGACCTTAGCTACTTGTTCCAAATTGCAGAAATGATCCAGATTGGAACCATTACACCAAGTGAAGTCATCTGGATTGAAGTCAAGAACCAAACAGCGACAGGTTACATATTTAGTAACGATGGCAAGATTGCAAACTTTTTTAGAATTGTCTAACCAAACCAAGCAACGAAGTTGCCCGCTTTTAATCACCAGCCATTAAGCACACCAGCCATAAGGAGAACAAATGGAAAAATTTATTTCAGGCGGCTTTGTAGAGATTCATGGAAATAAGAATTATAGAACCTTTCATCTTCGCCATGAACTGGTAAAGAAAAACAAATGGTATTCTTCAGAATATTCAATCGGTGAGGATGATGTTTTACCACTTACCATGACGACAAGTAAGGCAATATTAGAAATCCCTGGGATTAAAAACCTTTCAGTAAAGCCATATGAGCTTAGCATAGAAAAAGCTGAAGCCTTTACCTGGGAAGAACTTATGCCACAAATTATACTTGCTATGAGTAAGTACTTACCAGCAAACTACGCCTGATCATCCATTAAACTTGCCATTGCAGCCGGAACAAAGATAACTTGTTTCCAGCCCGGACCTTTTGGGCCAAGCACCATTGAGAATGGTACAATCTATTTAGAGGGTCCACATTATCCAGAGCCTCACAAATGGTACGGCCAGGGGCAGATGAAAGATGGCCAGCTGATTAGTATTAAATAAGATTGATTGCCTAATCACCAGGTCAAAGTCCTTGCAAGTTTAATGGTTTTGACCTGGTTATGAGTGAGTCAATTTAATAACCTCAACAATGGAGCCAGCCATGAAAGCTAATTCACGCAACAACAAAGATCATTTTACTCCTTTTGACGCTATGCATACAGAGTCTATTTGCCTTGGACTTCTTTGGACACTTGGTGCAATAGCCATAGTTGCCTTGCTCGTCTTCTTTGGAATCAATGAAGTGAAGGAAACATTTAAACCAATTATTGACGCCTTACAAGTTAATCCACTCAAAATGTAATCTTCAACCAAGGAGCAAACATGAACATTATTGATTGGCTTATATCTGATCCTTTCAAGCATGATTTCCTACTCACAGCAATTATTTTGTTTGGCGAAGCTGAGGTTTATGCTGCAATTAATATGGGCATCGTAGTTGCAGATGAAGTAGAGATTAAGATTAACCTGCAGTAAACAGGCTTAATATTGCTAAATGTTTAGTTTAGCTGTTCACTTGTGAACGCCCATTACAAAAACAACATATTACCTTAAGGAAATTTATTTTATGATAACAAACAATTTTATACAAGATCAAATAAATTTTAGTTTTGTGCAAGAAGATATTTTTCGATCTCTAGCTAAAAGATTTATAAATAAAACAAATTTAAATATGATACATGAGGGTATTTACTTTACTCCTTATGGCGATTGGGAAAGGCATATTTTAACCTTGCTAACAATTAAAGCATGTAATCCTTACTTGGAGAAATAAATTATGAAAGGCAAAACAATTCGTTTCTACAACAGATTTGGAACCCATATGGGATGGAAGTACCTTGCCAATGTGACATACTTTGAACTGATTAACTGGCTCAAAGCTGGCAACACATTAAGATTTCAGAAACAAATCCTGACTAAGCAATCTAACAGTAATGAAATCTTCAAAATCTTGCGGAGGTCATAATGACAATGACAACAGAAGAGATTATGTCTTTCCAAGGTCACGAGTTTACCTATGTGTTTGAAGATGATGATACAATGCCAGCATATATTAAGAAAATAGACCTAGCTGAAGAATTATTAACTTACTGGAGCTTTTCCTTAGTTACAGATACCGGACATAAGTTTACTCCACTAAATGATGAAGAAGAAACTGAAGGCGCTTGTTGCTTAGGTAAAGAAGATACCTTAGCTGGTATTATTAAAATCCTTACAGAAATAAAAAATACAGGAAAATATTTACCTCAACAAACAAGTCCTGGATTTTTCGCAGGCTGTCCATTCTAAGGAGCATAGCCATGAAAAAACTCTGTCCAGTTTGCAATACTATCAATAACGCAATCGGCTTTGATTTAACAGAAAAAGAAATTCATAACATTAGTAAGATTGGTTTGTCAGAACATCTTTGTAAGACTTGTTACCAGAAAGAGCTTGCAAAATTGTTAGAATCTACCAAAGCTGAACTTATTCCACTAAACAAAGAAAAAGAAATTACGCAGACAGCCTACCATAAAGCCTATGAAGCCTGGAAAGACATCGCAACTTTGTACCAGGCAATAGATTACAATCTCAACATGAATAAACATGCAATCAAAATGAAAGAATCAACCAAGATAAGAGTACCAAAAACTAGTGAGCCAGTCAACATTGAGCTTCTTTGTCAGCAGATTCTTTCCACTCTAAGTAAAGAACAACAACAGGCTATCATTCAAACCTTTAAAGCAACTCAAACTATTGGTAACTAAAATG